AAACTACGAACGGGCGGACTTGCAAGGAGAAAAAGGCATGGATGAAGAAGAAAAAAGATTAAGAGAGAAATACTTTGAAGGTCCAGCTCAAGACACTATGAGTCTGCAACAATTTTTTATACGAGAAGGACGACCTGATTTAGCTAAACCTGAGAAAAAAGTTAAATCAATCAAACTAAGAGGCGGTGGGCTTGCTCGACGTAAACGAAGCATCGCACGAGGTTGCGGTGCTGTAATGGCAAACAGAAGAAAGAAGACACAGTATATATAGGAGGTAACATGGAGCTTATACAGAATGGTACGTTTGCAACAGGAGAACCTGTGTACCAAATAGCAGAAAAGAATAGCGACGGGACACACACCATTGTTGTGTTTGACCCGATGACAAAAGAAGAAGCTGAAGCAAGATTAAAGTCTATGGGAGGAACGACTGTGGAGCCTGTAAAAGAAACAGTATCTGACGACTCTCCTGACTACAAGTCTATGACAAAGTTAGAACTAGAAGCCATGATGCGTGAGCATGGTGTAGAGTTAGACAGACGTAAATCAAAAGGTGAATTGTTAAAAGAAGTAGACGCTTATTTTGCTGACGAGGGTTAATTATGGCTACATCGGGTACTACAGCATTCAATATGGACTTCACGGAGATCGCTGAAGAAGCGTGGGAACGTGCAGGTCGTGAAATGCGTTCTGGGTATGACCTAAGAACTGCCCGTAGATCCATGAACTTATTGACCATAGAATGGCAAAACAGAGGGTTAAACCTTTGGACAATAGACAGCGTGACACAAGCCGTAACCGCAGGCACAGCACAATACACACTTAATGCAGATACTATAGACTTACTAGATCAAGTCATACGAACGGGTGACAGTGGTTCTGGGGGTCAGTATGGTGACGGAGGATCTACACAATCTGATCTTACCATAAGTCGTATTGGTGTGACTACCTTCGCGTCTATCCCTAACAAGTTAATACGCGGTAGACCCATTCAAGTATGGGTTGAAAGACTGCGTGATGCACCACGAATAAACCTATGGCCCGTACCTGACAAGTCCTACAGCTTTGTATACTGGCGACTACGACGTATAGAAGATGCAGGAAATGGCATAGAAACAGCGGACATGAACTTCAGATTCTTACCTTGTCTAGTGGCAGGGTTGGCATATAATATAGCTATGAAAACACCTGAACTATCGGGCAGGGTACAGATGTTAAAAGCGGACTACGACGAACAGTATAATCTCGCTGCTGGTGAAGACAGAGAGAAAGTATCTGAGCGTTTTGTACCACGAGTAGGGAGGATCTAGTGGCATTTGCATCCAGCAAAAAGGCAATAGCTGAATGTGACATTTGCGGGTTTCGTTTTAAACTACGTGAGTTACGAAACATAATTACCAGAGGTAGAGATACAAACATCAAAGCATGCCCACAATGCTTTAGTCCCGACCATCCACAAAACAAACAAGGGTTATATCCTGTGCGTGACCCCCAGGCTATACGTGATCCGCGTCCTGATTTCGCAGGGTACGAACAAAGCAGAAACTATGCGTGGGGTTGGAATCCTGTGGGTGATGGGCAGAACAACTATGGACTAAGTAAGAGTAGTAGTTTAAAAATGATTAGTGGTGTAGGATCGGTAACGGTGACAACATGAATTATACAGAATTAAAAACAAATATAGCGGACATATGTGAGACGACGTTCACAGACGCACAGGTAAATATGTTTATACAACAAGCCGAACAGAAGATATACAACACTGTTCAGATACCTGCGTTACGTAAGAACGTGTCTGCCACAACCACATCTAGTAATAGATATTTAGCTTTACCTGCAGATTTTCTCTATGCGTACAGTATGGCTATATATACCACGGCAGGTAACGTATATTCTTTTTTATTATATAAAGACGTTAACTTTATGCGTGAGGCATACCCAAACCCTACCACAACAGGCACACCAAAGCATTATTCACAGTGGTCAGATGGGTTTTTTATATTAGGACCCACACCTGATGCTGCATACAACGTAGAACTTTATTATGGTCACTATCCGACATCTATTGTTACAGCCACTAACACCTTCTTGGGTGATGACTTTGATTCAGCTTTGTTAAATGGAGCGTTGATAGAAGCTGTACGATTTCAAAAACAAGAGCCAGATGTTATACAAAATTACGAGAAGTTGTACTTACAATCAATTACGTTGCTTAAAAACGCATATGAGGGTAGAAATGTTACAGATAACTACAGATCTGGAACGTATAAGGTAGAGGTTAGTTAATGTTAACAAACGCGATACAAATGGGAGAAAACTTTAACGTAGATGTCATAACCACTGATAATAGAGGTTTGACTCCCGAAGAAGTAACATCCTTATGTTTAGATAAAATTATATCCGTAAGTGATACAGCACCACCTGCTATAAGAGATCAGGCGCAAGCATTTCGTGGTCATCTAGAGCTTGTTATATTAGAGTATATGAAACAAGCCATACAGCATGATAGAATAACAATATATAATGCAATAAAAGATGCAGGGTACGATAAACTTGCAGAACACATAAGGAGAATATAATGGCTTTTTCAGGCAACGCATTATGTAATTCATTCAAACAAGAGTTACTAGAAGGTGTGCATAATTTTACAGGTAGTGGAAATACTTTTAAACTTGCTATGTATACAAACTCTCAGGCGGGTAATGATAATCTAGGGGGAAGCAGCAGTACGATGGATGCTACAGTTACAGCCTACAGTAGTTCGGCTTCTAACGAAGTGTCTTCCAGTGGTTATTCAGCAGGAGGAGGCGCACTAACTAATGTTGCCCCTTCACTAAAATCTACTTCGACAGCCACAACGCAGTTTAGCACTTTAACATTCTCTGGAGTTACTTTGACCGCAAGAGGAGCGTTGATATATAATGATACAAATAGTGACAAAGCCGTATGTGTTTTGGATTTTGGATCAGATAAATCCGCGTCAAGTGGAGCGTTTCAGATAAACTTCCCAACTAACGATGCGAGCAACGCACTTATAAGGATAGCATAATGGCATTTGTAATTGCAGATAGAGTAAAAGAAACTACAACTACAACAGGCACAGGGACTATAACGCTTGCAGGGGCAGTTACTAACTTTGAAACTTTTACTGCTAATTTATCCAATTCTGACACCACGTACTATGCTATTGTAGATAGCACCAACAATGCTTTTGAGGTTGGTCTAGGAACATTTACAGCTTCTGGTACAACATTAGCACGATCAGTTATAGCAAGTTCTAACAGCAACAATCTAGTAGATTTTGGGGCAGGTACTAAAGAAGTGTTTATAACTATACCTGCTAGTAAGATGGTGGTGGAAGATGGTAGCAACAATGTTTCCATCGGAGGTACAGTAACTGCAACGGCTTTTAGTGGTAGTGGTGCAAGTCTTACAGGTGTTGATGTAGTAAATGATACTAGCCCTCAGTTGGGGGGAAATTTGGATTTGAATGGGAACGATATTGTCACTACATCTAATGCAGACTTAGAGTTAGCTCCAAACGGAACAGGTCACGTTACTGTAAAAGGGAATACAAATCAGGGAGCCATACAGTTTAACTGTGAGAATAATAGTCATGGTCAGCTTGTTATAGCAGCTCCTCATTCAGAAAGTGCTAATAATACGTTAACATTACCCAGTACAGGTGGGGATGCCCGATTAGTTTCAACAGCTTCGACCGCCACGCTTACAAACAAAACCTTTGGCGATAACGTAAGTTTTGGTGACAACAATATCACAAATGTAGGCGATATAGCCATTGATTCTATCAGTGCAGATGGAACAGATATAAATGTAGCCGTGTCCGATAACTCAGCTACAGCGTTTACAATAAAACAAGGGTCAGATAACTATCTTGTTGTGGATACAGGGGACGGTGGTGAGTCTGTAGCAATAGGCACAGGTATATCAGGAACGGCTATTACTCTTGGACACAGTACATCTGAAGTAACGGTAGCAGACAACCTAACTGTAACAGGTGATTTAACTGTGTCAGGCACAACTACTACAGTAAACTCAACCACTGTGAATCTAAATGACCACAACCTTGTATTAGATAGCGGAAACAGCACATCCGCTGTGGTGAACGGAGCAGGGATAACAATAGAAGGTGGTAGTGGCGATGATGCTACATTCAGCTATAATACCACTGGTCCTAAGTTTGAGTTGAAGTTAGGTTCTAATCATGAAACCTTGCAAGTAGACCAACTAATCGCAAATTCCTTAGATATTGAAAATGACGTAGATATTAACGGTAACATGGAAGCTGATACCATGACATTAAATGGTGCATCAATTACAACAACAGCAACACTATCAACAGGTATATCAAATGGAAATGTTTTGGTTGCGACTAGCGGAGTTGCCGATGATGACTTTCTTCGAGTAAATGGAACGAGCATTGAGGGCAGAAGTGCATCAGAAGTTGCTGATTTC